GGAAACTATCGTATTGTCTAAATTTGCAACAGGAAAACATGCTTTTGGCATATCAGACCGATCTGGATTCAGATATCGGTTAAAAGATATGCGTAAAGAGTGGAATGGTTTACTTGTTGGTAGAGATGAGTGGGAGGAAAAACACCCTCAATTACAACCACTCAGAGCGGTTCCTGATCCTCAAGCACTAAGAGATCCAAGGCCAGAACAGAACTTAGATGAACAAAGAGATATACAATATGGTTATGATCCTGTTGGGTTTAGAGACATACCTGGAATTACACCTACAAACAATTTAGTTGCTGAAGGGCAAGTTGGTTCAGTAACTATAAGTTTCTCAGACACAGGAAATGAAATTGTAATTGTTACAGGATTGGCAGGCACAGGTGCTGTTGGTAGTGTCACAATTATAGACGATGCAGAGACTTTTGATAGTACATCAGTTACATTAGACTCAACGTCACAGACATTTGATGAGGGATAAAACATGGCTAAACAAACAGTAGGTATTGGTTCATCTGCAAATGACGGAACAGGTGACACTCTTCGTGCAGGTGCGGATAAAATCAATGACAATTTTAATGAAGTGTATGCTGCTTTAGGAAACGGTACAACTCTTACTGATATTATTGATTCAAATGGATTATTTGATGTAAGTTCTGGTGCAAATAAGATTGTATTTTATTACGCAGCTTTAAGTGACCTTCCAAGTGCCTCTACATATCATGGCGCTGTAGCCCACGTTCATGCAACTGGAGGTCTATATTTTGCGCACGGTGGTGCGTGGCTTAGATTAAATGATGAAACATCTGGCCCTGTAACTAAATATACAGCAGGAACAAGTGGTTCATCTGCATATACTTTTACTGGCCCTGGAGCTACTGCGGGTAACAATCCAAACTTTACTTTCTACAAAGGCCACACATACCTTATAGACAATACGGCAAATGTAAGTAGTCATCCTTTGCAAATAAGAACGTCTAATGGTGGTTCTGCTTTTACTACAGGAGTCACAGAAAACTTTAATTCAACTACAGGGTTGACACAGTTTATTGTGCCGCATGAACCAAGTGATACATCTCTAGTATATCAATGCACCAATCATAGTGCTATGGTAGGAAATATAACAATAGTGTGATATTATGAGCTTTACATTCGATCAATTAAAAACAGCCATTCAAGACTATACAGAAAATGATGAAACAACTTTCGTCAATAATCTTTCATTATTTATAAGACAGGCTGAAGAAAGAATATTAAAAAGCGTACAACTTAGCCTATTTCGCAAAAATGCCACAGCTTCCACAACGGCTAGTAATAAATTTTTAGCTTGTCCTAGCGACTTTCTAGCTCCTTTTTCTTTAAGTCTTGCAGGAACAGATGGGGATAAGTTTTTTATAGATTTTAAAGATCCAAGTTTTATTCAGACTTACACACCAGACGCTACGACTACGGGATCTCCCCGATACTATGCTGTTTTTGATGTAGACAATTTTATATTAGCTCCGACCCCAAACACTACATTTACCGCAGAACTTCATTATTTTTATCGTCCTGCAAGTCTGACTGCGGGTTCAGGAAGCGGAACAACATGGTTAAGTCAAAATGCTGAATTGTCATTGTTATATGGAGCACTTGTAGAGGCTTATATCTTTATGAAGGGCGAACAAGATATGATGGCATATTACGATAAAAGGTTTACAGAATCTTTATCTGGTTTAAAAATGCTTGGAGAAGCAAAAGAAACTACGGACGAATATCGCACAGGAAAAGTTATTAGGGCAAAACAATAATGTTTAAAATAGATATAAGCGTACCAAAGGATGAACCTGTTGTTGGAGTTAGAACAACAGAGAATCGAGGTTTTACGCCTGAAGAATTAGCGCAACAATGCGTAGAGAAAGTAATTTCGATCTCTGATAGCGCCCATCCTGGGATAAGAGATCAAGCTCGTGCTTTTTCAAAGCACGTTGAAAAGCTCGTCGAATACTATATGAGACAGGCTATTCGTAGTGACCGCACCACTGTATGCAATGCAATAAAAGATGCAGGTCATCCCCAACTGGCTGAACTTATAAGGAGACTTTGACATGGCCTTTACTGGAAACGCAATGTGTACTTCTTTCAAGAAAGAGCTTCTTGAAGGTAAACACGATTTTACTAATGGGCAAGACGTTTACAAACTTGCTTTGTATACTAACAGTGCTTCGTTCACAGCAGCGACAACAGCGTACACAACTTCAAATGAAGTTTCAGCGTCTGGCTCGTATTCTGCGGGTGGCGGTAGTCTTACAAACGTAACACCAACAACATCAGGAACCACTGCTTTGACAGATTTTGCAGATTTAACTTTTACTTCTGCAACAATCACGGCTCGTGGTGCGTTGATTTATAACACTCAAACAGCAGGTGGTTCTGGCACAACAAACACAGTTGTCGTTTTAGACTTTGGCTCAGATAAGTCTTCTACTTCTGGCGACTTTCAAGTTGTTTTTCCAACGGCTGACGCATCTAACGCGATTATTCGTATAGCGTAAGGAAGCTTTCCCGTGACTGACATCACAGGTTGGGGGCGTGGACTTTGGGGCGAGGGCGCTTGGAATGAAGCGGTTCCTGTTCGAGTTGGTCACACTCTTAAAGGTTGGGGTGAATTAGGTTTCGGGAGCACAGCTTGGGGCGGTGAATCCTCTACACTAGCAGCAATGCAGGGTCAAGTTGGCACTGCTACCAAAAGAGATGATATCAATGTTCCGACCACAGGATTACAGGCCGCAGGATCTGTTGGGTCTGTAACTGCAAAAGGCAATAATACAGTCCTTCCTGTAGGTCTTGCGGCTACAGGATCTGTTGGAACAGTAAGCCTTAAAACCGATCAAAACAATATATTGGTTACTGGCGTATCTGCCACAGGGGTTGTTGATACGGCAACCGTTGTTCAAGGCGGCGGGGAAAGCGTTCGTCTTCTCCGATCTCCTTGGGGTTTAGGCGGCTTTGGTGACGGTGCGTGGGGAGGCATTATTTCTCTTGAAATGACGGCCTCTGTTGGTTCTGTCAGTTTTAATGGTGCAGTAGATGTAGATGTTACTGGAATTGCCGCCACGGGAGAAGTGGGCAGTTTAACTGTTATTGACGGTGATGGCGTAATTGTATCTCTCACTGGTGTTGCTGCTACAGGAGCAGTTGGTACGGCCTCAGTTATTGGTGATGCTGACAATGTACCCACCACTGGAATCGCAGCTACAGGGTCGGTTGGGGCGGTAACATTAAATACATTTCAAAGAGTTCCTGTGTTTGCAGGGGACATTACTGCAACAGGTCAAGTGGGAAGCGTAACGATTGTTGCGCCTGCCTCTGTATCTGTTACAGGTATTAGCACTAGCGCAACTGTAGGATCTGTGTTAGTTTACGATAATATAATTCCTGCTCCAGGTACAAGTTGGACAGGTGTTTCTCCAAATCCAGGTAGTACGTGGACGGAGGAACAGCCTAATCCAAACACAACTTGGACAGAAATAGCAGCGTAAAGGTAGGGAAAAATGGCAACCTATACAACAAATGGCGGTATCAAAAAGATTGCTACAGGTGATGAATCTGGAACATGGGGTACGTCAACCAATACAAACTTTGATATCATTGACAGGCTCTCAGTAGGTGTTGGAGATGTAACACTATCAGGAACAACGCACACATTGACTACATCAGATGGCTCTACATCAGATGGTCAGTACCATGTTCTTGTATTAGGCGGATCACCTTCTGGCACAAATACAATTACAATTAGCCCAAATGATACAAAAAGATTGTATCTTGTTAAGAATAATTCAGGGCAAACAGCTACATTCTCTCAAGGATCTGGTGCAAATGTAAGCGTATCAAACGGCAAGTCTGCAATTATATACGCTGATGGCGCGGGATCGGGTGCAGCGGTGGTGGATCTTACATCTACATTTGCTTCTGTACCTGTCACAGGTGGTTTACTGGCTGCAAACAACCTGTCAGATGTAGCAAGTGCATCGACAGCAAGAACAAATTTAGGAGTTGCGATTGGGTCAGATGTTCTGGCGTATGATGCAAACCTACAGGCTTTTGTAACGGCTCTTACCCTCCCCACATCAGATGGGACAAATGGACAAGCGTTGGTTACAAATGGTAGTGGTACTGTTAGTTTTGGCAGTGCTGGAATTGGAACTGGTAAGGCCATAGCTATGGCTATTGTTTTTGGTTAAAGGAGGCTAAGATATGGCTGCACCGAATATTGTAAATGTAAGTTCAATACTAGGAAAAACCGCAACGGTTGCATTGACTTCAACATCACAGACTACACTTCTCAGCAACGCAGCATCGAGTGATGACGTTTTAAAAGTGAACATGATCCAAGTTGCAAATGTAGATGGAACAAATGCTTGTGATATAACTATTGACGTACACAGCGCGGCGTCAGGCGGGGGCACAGCATACTCGCTTGTTGCAACCGTGTCTGTCCCTGCTGACGCATCATTAATTGTGTTGGACAAGAACACCGCAATATATCTTGAAGAGAATACTTCAATAACTGCAACTGCGGGTACGGCAAGCGATTTAGAAGTAATTGTAAGCTACGAGCAAATCACCGACTAATAGGAGTCGCACATGGCTAAAGGTAGAGGCGGCTTTATAGGTCAAGACGGGCTAAATGCACCAGACAGCCCTACAGGGGTAAGTGCATCGGGAGGTGAGTCTCAAGCAACTGTTTCGTTTACAGCGCCGACCGATGTTGGAGGCTCTGCTATAACTGGATTTAGAGCGCAATCAAACACTGGCGTGGGCGCTTCTGGATCTTCTTCTCCAATTACTGTAACGGGTTTGTCCAACGGCACAAGCTACACGTTTAACGTTTGGGCAATCAATGCGTTTGGCTATTCTGCGCCTAGTGATGCGAGTGAAAGTGTTACTCCTGCCGCAACTCGTGGTATTTTTGCAGGTGGTCAAAATTTATATGGCACAAAAGACGATTCAATAGGGTATATCACTGTATCTTCAACAGGTAACACTTCAGACTTTGGCGATTTAAGTGCCGCAAAAATGGCAATGGCGGCAGGTGCAAGTACCACACGAGGTTTATTTGCAGGAGGTTTGCTTACTGGTAATTCATACATAAATGTAGTAGATTACATAACTATCGCCTCCACAGGTAATGCAACAGATTTTGGTGATACTTTATCCACGGTTGGTCAAGCTGCGGGGGTATCTAACTCTACACGTTTTGTTGCGGCGGGAGGATATGGGTCATCTACTTATGATGTCATTCAATATTGGACAATTGCAAGCACAGGTAATGCAACAGATTTTGGCGATTTATTATCGGCTAATTCTTTTCCATCGGGAGGGGTAAATTCTTCTACGAGAGGAATTTATGCAGGTGCAAATAACGGATCAAATGTTATTCAATATATAACAATAGCTTCTACGGGTAATGCAACAGATTTTGGTGATTTACTTTCAAGCAATGAGGGGTTTGCAGGCGTATCCTCAGATACAAGAGGGGTTTGGGGTGGACAAAGACTAACGCCGCATAATGAAATAAGTTATATTACAATAGCTTCTACAGGCAACGCGACTGATTTTGGTGATTTGACTGAGAATGGTTATAAATTAGCGGCTTGTTGTAGTAAAACAAGAGGAGTTTGGGGTCCGCGACAAGATGATAGTACAGGTGCGATTTCTAATGTCATGGATTATGTCACAATAGATTCTACAGGCAACGCGACTGATTTTGGTGATGCCTATGGCGCGAGAGAACGAATGGCAGGCCTCTCAAACGGACACGGGGGACTTTAATAATGCCCAATTATCAAGGTATATGGTCGCTCTCAACGCAGATGCAGAACAGAACAGGATGGCCTGAGTTTTTTCCAGTTGGAACCATTGGGATAAATGGCCCAGGTGCTGATGACGGAACAGCTATTCAAAAAATAGATATTGCCTCCACAGGCAACGCTACAGACTTTGGGGACATGGCACAAGGAAGTGGTTACAGCCAAGGTGCTGTATCAAATACTGAAAGAGCTATATTTGCTGCGGGTGCAAGTTTTGGTAATGTCATTCAATTTATTACTTTTGCTGCGGGTGGCAACTCAACAGACTTTGGTAATATCGCAAGTAGCTCATCAAGCAATTATTGTGGTGGTTTATGTAGTGCTACAAGAGGTGTTATTAGTGGTATTGGCGGTCAAACAAATGTGATGGAGTACATAACAACTGCAACCACAGGTGACGCTTTAGATTTTGGAGATCTTTCTGTAGCTAGACAGGGATCAAATAGTGTGAATAGCCCTACAAGAGGAGTTTTTGCAGGCGGCGAAGATTCATCAAACCAAACATCAAACGTAATTGATTACATTACTATTGCAAGTACAGGCAACGCCACTGACTTTGGCGACCTTACAAAAGTAACTAAAATGCGTAGTGGTGGTGCTTCTTCAACTACAAGAGGTGTGATGAATGAAGGAAGTTTTAACACAAACGACAACACCCTTTCTTACATAACTATAGCATCAACAGGTAACGCCTCTGACTTTGGCGATTTAACAACAGAGCCAAGTTGGACTTCAATGACAAGCACTAATGTTCGAGGTGTAAGATTTGGAGGACTTGTGTCAGGAAATCCAGAAAATACCATTGATTATATAACTATTGCATCGACTGGTAATGCTACAGACTTTGGCGATCAAGCTATAACTAATAACAGAACAAGTGCTACCTCTAACGGTCACGGGGGACTTCAGGGATGACAAGTAAACGCTACCCAGGAAATGTTATAAGTAAAACTACCGTAGCTCCTGCGGATGGATTCGCGGATACTCCTGCTCCAGGGGTGTGGTCATTAGACGAAGCACTGTCTTATACAAAAGCAGGTTTATGGCCTAGTGCATCAAACGGTGTTGCCCAATACGCATACATGCTTGGTTTTCAAAGTACCAATCGTGAAAGAGTAAGTCTTACTTCTGCAGGTAATTCTAGCAATTTTGGAACTATGAGCGATTCTTCCACCGTATATCACGGAGCAGCTTCTTCAAGCACACGAGGAATTGTTGGGGGTTCTAATGCGACCACAAATGATTTTCTGTATTGGACTTTAGCCTCAACAGGTGTGACGCAAGTTTTTGGTAACGCGGTTTCAAGTGGCACTTGTAAGATGACGAGTAATTCAACTAGAGCTATCAGCGCAAGACAGGTTTATAACGATAATACTATTGAATATTTAACCATTGCTTCTACTGGAAATGGAACTGATTTTGGCGATCTTACACTTTCTCGCGGTCAAATGGCTGCTGCGGGTTCTGCAACACGATCACTGTTTTGTGGTGGTTGGCCTAGCAATGGTTTGGTTGATACAGTTGATTATATTACCATAGCAAGCACTGGAAATGCTACAGACTTTGGGGATTTAACCACAAACGCAGGTTTTTTTGCTGCATGTGCAGACGGCACACGCTTGGTTTGTAGTGCTCGTTTACAAAACACAGGACCGACAACGTATTTAAACACAATGGATTACTGCACAATGGCCTCAACAGGAAATTTTACTGATTTTGGCGATGCCACACAACAATCAAGAACTACAATGGGAGCCGCAGGTACGACAAACGGATTATTTATGGGTGCAGATGCGGGAACGGGTTCATATACTAATAATTATATAGATAAAATTGTTATACAAACCACAGGTAATGGATCAGATTGGGGAGATCTTGTTACAGCAGGAAATTATAAATTTGCGGCGTGCTCAAATGCGACTGTTGCAGTACAACCGTCATAGGGAGAATGACAATGCCAAAAGATACAACAACAGAATTAACGTCAATAAGACCAGACGTTAACATTCAGCTTCCTACATCAAAGCCTGAATATAAATCTATGTTAACAAACATTGCAGAAAAAGCCCCTGCAATAGCACAGGCATCTAGTAACTTTTACAAGTCACACTCACAGATGATGAGCGTTACATTAGACGTTACGGCTATTACACCAGTACGATCTATCAAGCATAGCCTTGCTGAGATTGAAAAGACTAAAGCAGCTTTGCAAGAGGGCTACTTCCGCATGAAAAAAGAAGAAGTAAAACTTAAAAAGTTAGAACGTAAGCTTGAGACTGAGACAGACGATCTTGAGCGTGAAATGCTTGAGGTAAAGATAAACGAAAAGCAAGCGCAGGCGGCAAGCTCTCGTGGCTATGTAGAAGGTGCAGTTAGAAAGCTTAATTTCTTTACCAATCAGTATGACAACCTGATGAAGAAGATTGGTAAAGATGAGCTTACCGAAGAAGATTATGAGTTAGAAGAAATTAAATATCACATTATGACTTGCATGAAGCAAGCATTAAATGCAGCTAGGAGTCGTAACGGTCAGATAGATGAGGGTAATCTCATCTATATCTTTGATCTAGGCATCAATGCAGCGCAAGCACAGGCAGAAGTGTTCTCGTACTTGCAGTGGGAAAACGAGATTATCAAACAAGGTAAGGCACCAGAGCACCATCACACAGTGCAGTGGTTGGAGGCTTGTGCAGAAAAATGGGCGCATTGCCCTGGAGACTTTGCAAACAGTCGTGGTTTTGATATCATGGACAGAACATCTTTGACTAATACTCCACAAATAGAGGATAAGAAAAATGGCACACAAACTGGTAAAGTATAGACTTGAGGCAGACGGCACGATCCCAACTTGGTTAAAGTTTGGGGTATCACAGTCAACAGGCGGCATGTACCCTGTAAAAGATCCTGACACCGCTAGTCCACGAGATTGGATTATGATTGGTATATCAGACGATGGTGCAGATATATCTGGCGCAATTGAAGAGATAAGTTCACAGGCAGATTTAGAAACATATATCGCTGAGATGACAGAATTACATAATTGGGTTGATGCAGACCCTAATGATCCAGACCCTGATGCTTCAGTGCCTCGTGATGCGGCTGCACACGCAAAACGTGTTTGGGATGATTTGACTGCACTTAACTCATAGGATGCTATATGCCGCTAACCAAACTTCAGTTCAAACCAGGGGTCAACCGAGAAACTACTTCTTACACCAATGAGGGCGGTTGGTTTGACGTAGACAAAGTACGCTTTCGCTTTGGTATGCCTGAGAAGATTGGTGGGTGGGAGAAGTTTAGCAACGCTTCATATCTTGGCACAGCAAGGGCAATGCATCCTTGGGTGGCATTAGATAACAGCCGACTTATTGGTATTGGCACTTCTCTTAAATACTACATTAACCAAGACGGTGGTTCCTTCAATGATATAACGCCAATACGAAACACAACCTCTGCGGGTGACGTAACATTTTCTGCGACCAACGGCTCTTCTACTATTACAGTGACTGACACGAGTCATGGCGCGGTGGTAAATGATTTTGTAACATTTAGCGGTGCCGCAAGTCTTGGCGGCAATATTACAGCGGCGGTGCTCAACCAAGAATATTATGTGACACAGGTTGTTAATGCGGATAGTTATAAGATTGTTGCTAGAGCCGCAGGCACTACCATACGAGATATTACCGTAAATGGTGCTTTATCACCGAGTCAAGTCAATGCAAGTGGATCAGACTCAGGAAACGGTGGTAGTTCTACTGTAGGAGCGTATCAAGTAAGTGTTGGCCTAGATACGACTGCAACAGGTGCGGGTTGGGGCGTTGGTACTTGGGGCCGTAATGGTTGGGGAAATGCTGCTACAACACCTATTGTTACAAACACCTTGCGTATTTGGTCACACGATAACTTTGGTGAAGATCTTCTTATCAACGTGCGTAACGGTGGCATATATTATTGGGATAAAACAGGTGGTTTTGCTACTAGAGCAGTAAGTTTAGATTCTCTTGTAGGATCTACAAGCGCACCTACGATTGCCAAACAGATTATGGTGTCAGACAGAGACAGACACATAATTGCGTTTGGTTGTGACACAGAAGCAAATCCTGGAGTTCAAGATCCATTGGTTATACGATTTTCATCTCAAGAATCTTTGACTGATTGGGCAACGACAACGGCAAATACTGCGGGTGAATTAAGGCTTGGATCTGGTTCAGAAATTGTTACCGCAGTTGAAACTAGACAACAAATCTTGGTTTACACTGATGAATCTCTGTACGCCATGCAATTTTTAGGGCCACCATTTACTTTTGGCGTGAACCTTGTGTCAGAAAACATCACAACGATGGGGCCATTGTGCGCCGTAGCTGTGGAAGATAACGTTTTTTGGATGGGTTTAAAAGAGTTCTATGTGTACGGTGGTACAGTACAAAGATTACCATGTTCAGTTCGAGATTTTGTTTTTGATGATTTTAATCTTTTGCAACGTGAGAAAATTGTAGCTGCTACAAACACAGCTTTTTCAGAAATATGGTGGTTTTATCCTTCCGCATCTAGTGATGATAACGATAGATATGTAGTTTACAATTACGAACAGAAAGTTTGGTATTATGGTTCACTTGCAAGAAGTTTTTGGATGGATCGTGGTATCTTCGATAACCCTATTGCAGCAGGGCCAAATAACTATCTCTACACTCAAGAATCTGGATTTGATGCAGATGGGTCAGCACTTACTGCTTATATTGAATCAAGCCAACTTGACATAGGAGATGGAGAGAAATTTGCGTTTATTCGTAGAATGATTCCAGATTTGACATTTAGAGGTTCTACGGCGGGTAGTCCATCTGCAAATATAACAATAAAAACAAGAAATTTCCCTGGGGGTAATTATCTACAGTCAACATCAAGTGCTATAACTAAATCAGCATCGGTGCCTGTTGAGCAATTCACAGACCAAGTACATCTTAGATTAAGAGGTCGTAGTTTTGCTGTTAGAGTAGAATCTACAGCCACAGGTGTTGGATGGCGATTGGGTTCACCACGACTTGATATACGGCCTGATGGGAGGCGTTAGTGTCTCGAAACCTAATTTTACCATTTTTTGCCGTACCACCAACAGAATACAATCAACAATATTTTGCAAATTTAACGCGAAGTTTTGCTATATATATGGAGCAACAACAAAATCCAGGTGAAGAAAGAGCAACAAAACTTACTTTAACCGATTTACAAACAGATGATTCTGGGCTTGAAATAGGAGCTTTGTTTCAACAAGATGGATTTGTAAAAATAACCCGAACAAATGTTCCCCATGTTCGTGGTTCGAGCGCAATAGGATCTGTGGGGACGGTAACGGTGACAACAACATGAGTGATGATACTATTCTTATCATGTCTAATGGTTCCAAATGGAGGCCATCTACGAGCCAAGATTTAATTCATTGTGCTTCTTGTAATAATGCAGTTGATACTCCCGAAGAAATTGCATCATATCCAGACGGTAATTGTCCTCA